GCCGTTGTGGATAGCCGAGAGGTTGCACGGATGCTGGGTAGGCCACACAAAAACCTTCTGGCGGACATTCACCGCTATATTTCGGCCATGGAACGCCGAAAAGCAGACGGGCTAAATTTTCAGCCCGTCGCAAGAGATTTTCAGCTTGTCGATTTCTTTGTCCCCAGCACCTACACCAACGACCACAACCAGACTTTCCCCTGCTATCTCCTGACCCAGAAGGGCTGTGAGATGGTGGCCAACAAGCTGACGGGCGAAAAAGGCATTTTGTTTACCGCCGCCTATGTGAACGCCTTCCACGCCCTGCAGGAGCAGGCGCAGGCCGGGGCCATGGTGCCCACGGTGCGGGCGGCCCCTGCGGCGCTGCCCGCGGCCCCCGCCGCGCCCGGCATTGCCGAGATGGAAGCCGAGACCCGCCGCAACAACAGCCGCCTGAAGCTGGCCCAGATGTGGCTGGCCATGGCGGAAACGGCGGGCAAGGCCAAGAAAGCCCACTACCGCCAGTGCGCCGAGAACGCGCTGCTGGGCAAAGCGTAACCAACTAAATACCGCACCGCCCACCCTTGCAAGAGGGTGGGTGGAATTTTTTATACCTTTATGATAGGAGCCTGCCATGAACCGACTGCACCGCTGGATGATCGAGAAGTTTTTGCCACGCTACGCGCACGAGCTGCTGCTGGACGAGCTGGCCGCCACCGACAAACGGCTGGCCGCCGCCCGGCAGACCATTGCCGAGCTGAGCGCCGAGAACCGGGCACTGCGGTTTGCCCTGCGGCAGATCGGGCGCGGGTGCCGCACGGAACGGGAGGGCGCGCCGCCGCATGAAAGTGACGAAATATTGTGAGCATTGCCCGTGGCGCAGCGCAGACCCCTACTGCCTGTGGCCGCGCTGCTTTAAGAAGTACTTGACAGGACCACAACAGGAAAGGAAGAAGCAAGCCGATGAACGCATTGCTGCGGGCGCTGACGGACAGCCGCGGAATTGAGAACATTGAACAGGCGCTGGGAATGCCGGACATTACCAGCGACGCCATGCGACGCGCCATCGACGGATGGTTTGACGCCTGGTTCAGCCGGGTGCCCCCGGACGAGGAGGACCCCTGCCAGCGCATCCCCTACGCCGTGGTGAACAAGCTGGGCAAGGCGGTGTTTGCGGAGTACGACAGCAGCCTGCAAAACACCGGCACCCCCAAGCTGCAATACCTGGACCGCGCGCGGCAGGCGTTCGACGCCAAAAAGCGCGAGCTGCTGCAATGGTGCATGGTGGGCGGCGAGACGTGGGCCAAGCCGGTGTTTGCGCCGGACGGCCTGACGTGGCAGGTGATCCGGCGCGACGCGGTGCTGATCTTGGGCCGCGCGCCGGACGGGCGCGTGACCGACCTGGCCTGCTGCGAAAAAAGCGTGGTGGCCGACCGCCAATATTACACGCTGGTGGAGCGGCGCACGACGGGGCCGGACGGGCGGCTTACGATAGAAAACCGGCTGTACCAGGCTGACAACAAGGCAACGCTGGGGCGGCGGGTGCCGCTGCAAAGCCTGGCGCAGTACGAACGGCTGGCCGACGCCTACACCTACCCCGCGCCCCTTGACGGGCTGGGGCTTGTGGCGCTGAAAATGCCGACAGTCAACTGTGTGGACGGCAGCCCGGACGGCGTGGCCGTGTATGAGCCTGCCATGGGGCTGATCCACAACATCAACCGCAACGAGTACCAGCTGGCGCGGGAGTTTGAACTGGGCCGGATGCGCATTGCCGCCAGCGCCGACCTGCTGACAGCGGAGAACGGGCGCAAGCGCCTGCGGGACGACTTGTTCGTTGGGCTGGAGGGCAGCGAACAGACGGTGGGGATCACGGCGTTTGCCCCGGCGCTGCGCAACGAAAACTACGAAGCACGGCGGCAGGCCTACCTGAAGGCCGTGGAGAACCTGCTGGGCGTCAAGCGCGGCATTTTGTCCGACGCCGAGGCCGTGAGCAAAACGGCCACCGAGATCAACTCCAGCGCCGGGGATTACAGCCTGTCCATCATTGAGTTCCAGAACCTTTACTATGACGCTTTGCAGGCCGCGCTGCGCCTGGCCGACCAGCTGGGGCAGGCGTACCGCCTGTGCGACGGCACGGCCTGGGACACAGAGGTTTTGAACGTGACGTGGGGCAACGGCGTTTTGTACGACGCCGACAAGGAATGGGCCGACCGGCTGGCCATGGTGCAGCAGGGAATGCTGCGCCCGGAACTTGCGCTGGCGTGGAAGTTTGACCTGCCGTGCGATACCGAGGAGGACCTTGCCGCCATACGGCAAAAGTATATGCCGACGATGCAGGACATGGAAAGCTGAGGGATAAGCGATGACCGCCACACAGCGCGAGGGCCTGAGCGACGCGGCACTTGCCCTGACGCAGCCCGTGATCGACGAGCTTTTGAAGGACATTGCCCGGCGCATCAAAGACGCCGGCGCCATTACCGACACGGCGGAATACCAGATCTACCGCGCGCAGGCGCTGGGCGAGAGCAAGCAGGCGATCAAGGCCGCTGTTGCCAGGCAGATCAAGGCGCAGGACAAGGTGATCGACAGCCTGTTCGACTACATTTTGGACAACAGCACACCCCTGACCGCGAACGGCAGCCTGAAGCAGATCGCAGAGGGCTACGCCAAAATGAGCCGCCAAAAGACCGCCGAGCAGCTAAAAAACCTGTGGGCGGACACGCCGCAGGGCAAGGTGCTGCCCATCCAGGACGCCTACGCGAAGGCGCTGGACTTTGCCTTCCGCCAGACCGTGACGGGCGCGCTGGACACGGAGACCGCCATCCGCCGCGCCTGCGCGCCGCTGGCCAAGCGCGGCCTGCGCACCATTGAACAGAAAAGCGGGCGCAGCGTGGGCATTGAGTACGCCTGCCGCCGCTACCTGATGGACCAGCTGGGTGAACTGGACGACGAGGTGCAACAGGTGACGCACGATGAGCTTGGCTGCGACGGCTGGGAGATCAGTGCGCACCTGGCGTGCGCGCCCGACCATGAGCCGTACCAGGGGCGACAGTACAGCGACGCCGAGTACGAGAAACTGAACAACAGCTTACAGCGGCGCATTGGGCATTTGAACTGTGGCCACACGGCCAGCCCCATCATTTTGGGCGTGAACGCGCCGCAGTACACCGAAGCCCAGCTTCAAAAATTCAAGGATGACAACGAGCGCGGCGTTGTGTACAATGGCTACCGGTACACCTTGTACGAGGCCGGGCAGGAGCAGAGCCGCATCGAAAACGGCATCCGGCTCATCAAGCGCCAGATTCTGGCCGACGAAGAAACCGAAAGCCCCGATCTGCAGAAGCATCAAATCAAGCTGCGGGTCGTGCAGGCCGAGTATGCGAGATTCTGCAAGGCCGTGGGTCTGCCCACTCGCAGCGAACGCCTGCAGGTGGCCGGGTTTGGCCGCAGCCGGTCCAACCGGGCCGTGTGGGCCTACAAAAAGGCTGCGCCGGAGCAACTTCGGGACGTAGAAATCGCAGGGCACAAACTGTACAGCGTCACGGATGAACGCATCCGGGCTGTGCCGAAGCCGTTCTTTCAAGGCGTTTCCAACAAGGTCAACGGTCTGGCGCAGGAATACGCCAGAGGCGTGCTGAAAAAGGTGCAGGGGCTGGAAGTCGGCACAGAGGCTGTCGTGAACTTCACCAAAGACGGTAAATGCACAGGCTACTATGTGGGCGGGCAGAACAGTATGAAGGTCAAGCCCCCGGAGATACAAGTACCCTACTACTCTTTACATAACCATCCCAGCAATGGTATACTTAGCCCAGAGGATATACAGCAGCTTATCAAGCGTCCTCAAATGCAGGGCATCGGCGCTGTCGGCAATGCCGGAGCGCTGTTTACCTGTGAGAAGGTGTTTGGCTATTCCCAAAAGAATGCCGAGGGCTGGTTTAAGGCTTTAAAAAAGAAATATCCTCTTTATAAAGGTGAATCCGGCAAAATCGAAGATGCGCTTGCGCAGCGTATTGCGTTTGCTGAAGAACTACGAAGGGATGGTGCTAAGTATGGGCTCATATTTTCAAGATAACCCTCCGACTCCAGAAGAAATCGCAAAGTGGCGAGCAGACCTTACGCGAGGCTGGCCTTATACTGAGGATGATCCTGAACCGGATTTTTTCGACTGGACACCTGACCCAGACCGCAGCGCCACTACGGATTCCATCTATCTGCTTAAAGCAACAGGCAACTGGACGGCGGAAGATGAGCGCATCGCCTTTGACCCCAGCAAGCCCCCACCGCGCCCGCTGGCCGAACTGGAAGCGGAGCACGACGCTTTCCTCAAGGAACTGTTCAAAAAAGCAAAGCCCCTTTAAACACTGTATAAACGCCATTTGCACCGCTTTTAAAGCGGTGCTTTTTTCGTGCCCAAAATTATGCAAGAGGTGCTTTATGTTCTGTATT